CGTAGCTAGGGGCAATCGGCAATGCGGAACCTCCGTCGTCTCATGCTTGCTAGGAGGACCCGCTGTTATTTATCATATGTGACAAATAACTGTTATATAACAGCAGTGTGGATATTAACCCTTAGAATACGCAGCCCCCGTATGCCGACGATGCTCCTGTGATGCATGCGTATCTATCACATCAATAGCCACTTAGGATTACCCGTCCGCGCATTAATCCGTTGTTTGACAGTATCAACGCAAATGCAGCCATCCCCTCAAGCAAGCGAACAGGTCGTCCACGAGCAGCGCCCCGGCCCAGACCATCCCTATGGACGCCATAATAGCCACCAGAACAGCCACCCACATTGGCGCCATAGGTTCAGGATTTTTGGGCATGGGCGGCTTCGGCATGATTGTTAGCCACACCGAATCTCCATTTTGGCTAGCGCGTTTCGTTTTCATTGGCGGATTATTTGGCAGCGGTTTGCCTCTCCCTGGCCCAAAGGTCCAACACACGCCCCGGCGTCTTACGCTCCTCCTCGCTGGTATCCACCTCCTTGCGGATGGCCTTCAGGGTGGGTTCCTGGACGTAAACGACGAGACGCTGGCGATCTTCTGGCGGTCTCCCGCCGTTGCTCTTTTTCTTGCGCGGCATGGGTTCCTTGTAGGCACTGAATCGCTTGTGCACAAGTATTTTCTATCCGGCATGAAAAGATAACAGAAATAGTTCTTGTGCACAACAAGCATGTCTGCCATCCTTCCTCCCGTCAGCAGCAATCACGCGGCTGGCGAAACTCCGACGAAAACCATGAACTCTACTCCGAATCCCAATCGCCTGAAACCCGGCCACTACTGGTGCGTCATCGACCAGCGCGGACGCCAAATCCACGGCGGCACCAATCGCCGCGCGGCTCTGCGGGTCCAGAAGGGCACCAGCTTCAAGCTCGTCCAGCGCCCCAAGAACTAACTCTCCTTCGTCGGAGACCGGAGGATCGCGGGAGGCGACCCGGTCCGGACGATGAGCTACCTACAGACACTTATGGGAACGAATAGCACTATGGAGGAAAAGCCCAGGACCGTCTATGTTCTGCGCACGCGTTTCGATGAATCGCATCCTTGGGAGCCGCCGCAGTATTTTCGCACCCGCAAGGAACGAAATGACACCGAGCGCACGGCCCGCTGCCTATGGGGTATCCGCACGCACTCTTTTGAGGAAAAGAAGACGCCCTCGGAAATCGAGGAACTTTGCGAATAGCCACCCAGCCCGCCTAGCCGCCATGCAATACGAACTTACTTCGTCAAATCCGGCGCAGCAGCCCATATGCTTGCCTCTTTACGAATGGATTGACGATCAACTCTGCCACAACCTGGAAGTCGATGGGGATCTCGAAAGAATGCAGGCACAGATCCGCAGGCTCTCCCATGCCCTTTCGATCATGGCCGACCGGCTGATGAATGCACGGCTTCTGACTACGGAGGATTTAGAGAAGCTCGTGAACCATCCCGGCTGGCCCCGGTTGCCCAAAATTGTTTCCGACAATCACCCCTAACCGCCATGCCGACACCCAAAACGCCAACGCCCGAACAGCTCGCCAACATTGAGGCCGCAAGGGCTGCTCATGATCGCGGCGAAATCGTTCAATTCCGCAGCCGGGACTCAAAAGAAGGCAGGCCCATTGATTGGGCCATCTACGAGGAGCCATTTACTTGGTGGGAAGGCTATGAATATCGAACAGCGCCGCGCGTGAATAATGCGCCCTACCGGGTGATGCCGGAGATGCCAGCAAGCAAACAGAATTGCATCCAATGCCTTCACATCGTGGATGCGGATGGCAATCTGGTGGTGCGTGTCTCCGATTGCCCGCATACCAGCGCGACCACCCTTCAGCGCGCATACGCCGACCACATCGTGCGCTGCGTAAACGCTAGCGACAAGCTCGTGGCGGCGCTGAAGTTCTACGCCAATCCTGAGAACTGGGATTATCCCGGCACGCCCGGTAACTCTCCCGCAGCCCACTTGGACGATGGAGACACAGCCCGCGAAGCACTCAAAGACCTATGAGCACACCGACCAAACCGCCCAAATATTACGCCGATAAATTCGGCTTAATACGAGACACAAAGACAAAGGAATCCCTGCCGATGAAAGATATAGTGCGTGGCGTCAACGCTGCCTCCGCCGTCCCTGCGGCCATTGAGGCGCTGGAGAAAGGGATTGCCGATATCGAGCGGCTTGATCGCGAAATCGACAGGCACAATGATGATTGCGATCCAGAGGAGACAATCGGAATACAGTTCCAAGCGGAAATCATTGCCTCTCTCAAGCACTTGCGCGCCGCCCTGGCCGCGCTGAAGGGAGACCAATGAGCCGGAAGCAACAAGTTAAACGGAGGTTTCCAAAGGCTTACTGTGTGCGGATGGATAACCGAACCGGCTATTTGGTGTGGCCGCAAAAGGGAACCGCTCCACGCGGCGTAATGCGTTGCGCTATTGGATTCGGAACCACGGCCCGCGCCGCATGGCAAAGCGTTACAATATGAAATCGTTTCCCGCCCCTGACCGCAAAGCCTGAACTATGAACAACGAACCTATTGAATACGGAAAAACCGACATGACCGCAGCGGCGCTCATTGAGCGAGCCGTAAGATCGCCGTTGGGATGGAAGATGGCCAGCATGCGATGGGCCGCAGTTGCCGACGTTTTTAAGCTCGGCTCACGTAGCGCGATCTCCATCTGTGAAGCCGCTGGCTATCCTGCGCACGAGACTAAGCAAGAATTTAAGCGCCGCATGAAGGAGCAGCCATGACCCCCACCAAATCCACAGCGCCGGAAGCGCCGGAACTGAAGCCGTGCCCGCACTGTAATGGACCCGCTGAAAACTGCCGCGTCGCCCATGTCCCGATGTTTACCATGGTTGGATGCAAGGCATGCGAGTGCCATGTCAGGCACGTATCGGAACAGGAAGCCATTCGCCATTGGAACACCCGCCACACCCCTCCCGCTGCCGGGTGGATGGAGGGGGTAAAGGAAGCCGTTCACGAGGCCGCTGGGCGCATTATCGTGCGGTCGAATGACGTGATGCACACCAGCGACCCGACCGACTCATTTAGCGAGCTTAAGCGCGAAGAGGTCGAGGACATCATTCTCGGCCATCTGGAAGAGAAAGGCGTTACACACGCCCCCGACGTTGCCAAGCTGGAGGCTCTACTAAAACAAGAGGGCCTTCCAACTGAAGACATCGGGGCAGCGGTTTGCGGGCTCGTCATGGGAAACAAAATCGTTCACTCCGAAAAGGCAAAGCTGGAGGCGGAGCTAGATCAACTTCGGGGCTATACCAGTGAATTGCAAATTGAGGCTGACCGGCGCAGCGATAAAATACGCAAGCTGGAGAGGGAAGTGGACGACCTAAAAGACCGATGGAACCAGCTGGATATTCGGCACAGCCAGAAATACGAAGCACTCAGGAAGGCAAAGGGAGAGGTTGCGCGGCTGAAGGAGGAAGCAGAGCACTACCGCAAGGAATGCCTCCATGAACGCGAATACGTTGCTTCCACGTTCACTATCGAAGAGGAGAAGCTGAAGGCAGAAAACGAGCGGCTCCGGAAGGCGCTGGAGGGGAAGGAATGAGCCAAGATGAATACATGGCAGAAGATCGGATTTCTTGCCCTACCTGCGGAGCAAAGCCGGGCCTACGATGCCACGTCATCCAACGTCCGCTAACCCCTACCGCCTGCCATCGCCCAAGGCTCAACAAATACTTACAATATCACCGCCATGACCACTCCCACCCCTGCCGCGCTGAGAGCCGCTGAAATGATTAATCGTGATTTCGGCGTTCATCATCGCGGCGGAAGCCATACTCCAGTTCCGAAGCGAAAGATTGCCCGCCTCATCGACGAAGCCGGGATGGCCGAGGCGGTGGAGGTGCTGAAGCAGATAGCTGACCTTAGCGGCTCCAAGGGAGAGACGCTTTACGAACGGGGCTGCAGCAAGCTCGCTACCGCCCTCCTTGCCAAGCTCACGAAATGAAGACGAACAAGCCTGGATTTCTGGAATTTTGGAACAGCTTTCTTCGCCATGAGGCTTGGCAAAAGAAAATGGAGGAATGGCGCAAGCTGCCAACGGAGAGGCTCAAGGAACTTTGGGACGCCTTTGATGGAGACGCCGAGGAGAACCAACCGGGATATTTTTGGCCGTCTGACGGGCCGCACATTGAGGATGTTCACGCCTTGCTGAACGAACGCGGCGAAGGGTCGTATTGCGCAACTTAGGCCACGCCCCCACGACCGGCACAGCCAGCGGCACAGAGTAGGGATTTTACTCTGTTGGAGGACCGGCATGGAGACCGGCATGGGATGGCGCCATTTGCCTTAAGGCCGCTTCACTCAAGGGCGGTTGCGGAAAGCGAGGGGCGGGGTTGGTTAATGGTGGCGACTTTTACGGGCATTGGGGTGCCCACAGTATGGCTCTCGTTGTGTCATTTTCACTGGCTCCAATCGGCCAAGCTCGCGGTGGAATCGCATTAAATATTCACCCTTCGGAATGCTTCGGCCCTTCACCACCTTTACCATCATGTCACCGCTGTCTATTTCCTCCACGAGAATGACGATATGCGCATCATGGGCAATGACGCGGGATTCCCTCAATTTTCCCTCATCGTTCAGTTGTGAGAGAGCAATCACTGGAATTTTCGCCTCCTTCGCCAGTGAGCGTAAACCACGACTGATGGCAGCGATCTGCTGCTCGCGATTATCGCGAAAGCTCTCCCCGCCGCTGACGAATTGCAGATAATCAACCACGACAAGTCCAATCTTGTTTTCGGCCTTGAGTTGCAACACCCGAAGGCGAATTTGTTCCACCGTCATCACGGGTTCATCGGAAATCCAGAGAGGTAGATTATTGAATTGCTCCAAGTGAGCGGTAATAGCCGCCATGTCGCGCATGGAAAAGTTTCCGTTGTTAAAAACATTCCGATTCACGCCGCAATTCAACGATACCAGCAGATCACAGATCTCGTGACGATCCATCTCCAGGGTAAAAAGCGCCACGCCGATATTGTTGTGCCATGCGGCTGTGTTGATAATGTTCGTCGCCAAGGTGGTTTTTCCGCCTCCCGTTTGCGCTGCAATGACGATCATTTGGCCGGGCTTTAGGCCACCCGATATTGCGTCAAAATCAGTAATGCCCGTTGGAACCCCGGACTTCCCCTTATTTAGCTCAAGTTCAATGTAGCGATGGACAGCAGATGTGATGATCTGCCGGAATGGTCGCTCGCTGACAAGCGGCAGCTTAAGGTGAAGCTCAAACGCAGAAAACGCTTCAGCGTCCATGGCCTTTGCCTGGGGGTCCAAGTAGAGAAGGCGCTGCACCCCGTCACCTTTCGCTCCGATAGTACGTTGCGCTCCAGGGAGTCTAGACAGGCGGGAAGGGTTCTTATTGGCTCTATCGAAGCCGAACGGCTCCAGGCTAGCCAATACTCGCGCTACAGCCTCGGTGTATGTGGCGTCATCCGCGCAATCCATGTGAACCCAAGCATGGGCGCTATCGCCGCCGCTTTGGATGATAGCCGCGATGGGCAGCTTGCAGCGGCGGTAAAAAGCAAGTTGTTGCTCCAGGCTCAACACATCGCTTTCGATCATCATAAACCGAAAGGCGGTAATATCGGCGTCCTTCACCGCACCCTCTGCGCCAGTGCCGCGTTCCGTAGTCGGATTGAAACGCATCCAGGCCCCGGCTTTATCCTCCGGCATTCCGTGCTCTGCGATCCATAGCTCCCAATCTTGCGGATGCATCGCTTTCCCGGCGCCCTGCGGGTTGGCCTTTCCTTTGTCGTTTACAGTGTAGGCGCGGACGATATTCACATACTCGGTTGTCAGGAAAAGATTCCGAAGCAAACACCCTGCGCTAAGCTCGCGTTGAGATGGAACTAAGTGCGGGCTTGATGAAATCACAGATTCCACCGTTGCGGTCGCGCCATTCAGCCACCAAGACATTTTCTCTCTCGGAGACACTTTCGGCAATACTTCGGGCTTACGGTATTCGACCCGCTGGCGTGCTGGTGGAACAGCTGGTGCGCCATAACCGCTGGGTGTGGGATTCTTTTCCAAACACCAATTCACCACATCGGCGATCTCCTTATCGGTCTTGTCAGCGTCCGGAAACGTGGCGCGGAGCTGTGCGCGAACGGCCTCGGGGGCCATGCCGTTGCCGAGAAGGGGCATCGCAATTTGGAACATGGCTGCGTGCCGCGTTCCAGGTGGATGACTGGACGACATTTCGGCCAAGGTCTTTTGCGGAATATAGGGTTCAGAGCAGGCGGCCATCGGTAACAACGAGTTGGGGTGTGACGAGTTTATGCCATTGATCGTGGCAGTCTTTGCAAAGGTAGTCCCGGGGCCACTTGTCAGCCTCATCGCGGCCAAATATGCCAACCGGCGCCCAATGGTGGCTTTCTGTTCCACGATTACCGCAACGGGCGCATCGGTCATAAAGTCCCGGCATGAGCGACGGCAGTCTTTCCATATCCTGTTCCGCCATTTGTCGCGCCACCCATTCCTTGGGAATGTACAACTGCGGCTCGCGCCCGGGATTCTTGGAACTACACCGACTGCATTGCCACACGTAATTGTCGGTGGCATTCGCAAACACCTGCCGATAGAGCACGTATGGCGTTTCCATCTTACACCGATGGCAGTGCCCGTGTTTGTTGAATATGTATGGTTCGCTCATAATCAGAAGCAACTCGCCGGTTTGTATTTTCGCGCTCGATCCACCTCGCCCTGCCAGTTATTCAAAAGCACTTGCAGCGTTCGCCGCCGATAGTCCTTAGCCTCGGGGATGGATGCCCGATAATACCGCTCCAGCAGGGCGAAATCCTCTTCGGGGACCGGAAGCAGAGACTTCGCCGCCTTGATTTCTTTCGGAGACCATTTTGAGTTTGGGCGCCTACCCAGCAGGGCGCCCATACGAATTAGCTCCGATGGCAGCGGCTTGTGTTGTGGAACCGTTTTCGAGTCCGGTGGCGCTGGGAGCGGCGGTGAATCGGTGAAAAAATCACCCCCAAGCGGAGCGGGGATATGGGGTAGTTTCATTGACGTTTCCTTATTACGTTTCAATGGGGTGTTATGGGCGGAACCCTCCCCCCTGTCATGGGTGACACCCTCCCCTTCCATGGGTGAAACCCCGGGGTGTCGTGGGTGACACCCTCCCTCTTTCGAGAGAAAATCCCCGGTAAAACGATAGCCGTTACTGGTCTGCCGCTCATGCGCAAATCTCTCGGAGCGTTCTATTACGCCCATTTCTTCCATAGCCCGAATGTGCCGCCGGACAGATGATTCGGACAAACCTGACCGTTCCTGGATGGAGCCGATGGAAGGCCACGATTCGCCGCTATCGTTTGCCATGTCCGCAAGAGCTAGTGCAACCAGCTTCATGGAAGGGTCCTTGAACTGAAATTTCCAAACCGCCGATGAGACAAGGACGCTCATGTTTCGGTATCTCCTTTCTCCGTACGCAAAACGGCTCCCGATTGGCGGGCGCGAAGCGAAGAGAATTTTGCGACCCCGGTATGACTCGGGAATTTCACTCCGCTCCCGCTAATCGAGAGCCATTGTTTACGTGGATTGTTGGCCATACTATCAGGTCGCTAACGGGCTTCTCACACCCGACTGCCGACGCATAGGCCAACAGCGTTGGATTTATAGCGGGGAGTCGTATGGCTAGCAAGGTTTTTCACGAGAAATTGTGGCCCCAACGATCATGTTTCGGACTCATTAGCCTTGGCTTGCTCCGGCATCATGTTTCGGAGCCCTCCTTGCGCAGCAGGGCGCGGGCTGCCTTATAGGAGTCCCAGGCCGATGGGCTATAGGAGATGGCTTTGAAGTCATGGGCGAGCCGTTGTAGCGCCCCCTCCAACTCCGCGATCCTCTGCGTCTGGTCGGCTGGGGCGTGGGCGGCGATGATGGCCGTCAGGGTGGCGGGAAGCTGCTTCAGGTTCTCAATATTGCCGCTGAATGCCTTCGGAAACTCTTTGGCGGCTGCTTTACCGGCGTCTTGCATCCAGGGCTGAATGGGCTGGGTCATACGCCGCACATCCCTTCGCATTCGTTGTTGAATAAGTGCATTTGGTTGGGGTCTTCGCTGCGTTGAATCGGTTTTGAAAAATCGATCTCGTCAATTCTCTTCAGGTCTGCGGTCAGAAACTCTCCGCGGGGCGCTAGAATGGCATCGACCTTACGAATCAAGTCCCATTCACCGGCGCCGATCTCTTTATCCTCCCGCCAGCGGGCGCGGTCCTTGTAAGGACAGAAAACACATGCAGATTTTGGGGGAATCGCGTATCCCTTGGCTTGTAGCCAAGAGATACAGCCTGCTCGCGAAAGCTCCATCTCGATTAAGGGAAATCGGTGCTTGATGAAGCGTTCACGGCTTGGCTTCATACGGGAGATTTCGTCCATCGAAATCCCCTGCCATAATACCACGCTTTCCGGGTCCATCGTTTTTCCGGTGGTCCCTAAAACCGCCCGGATTTTCTGATGCACTGGAACAATCTTCCAATGCTTGGTGCATTGCCGTTTCCCCAGTGCTGGCTTGCCGTTATCGCCACGAATGAAAACAGGGATTTGGCTAAATCCGCGCTCAACGATATGCTCGCTTAAACGACGACTCTCAGGGGTAGAGAAGTAGTCCATTTTCCTTGCGGCGCGGCGAATTGGGAATGGAAGAAGCGGCTCCAAGTAACTTAGATGCCGGTATACGGCGGCTGGCTCGTCGCCGGTATCGGCGAAGACGGCGAATTGCGGCATCGGCGTAATCTCACCAGCGGCAGCCATGAGGGCCATCGTTGAGCTTTGGACGCCAGCGCCCAGACTGATGATGTGAATGAGCTGGGTCATGCTGCTCCTTTCGCGGAGATGGCGGCGGGTGGAGACGGTAGATGACGCCAGTGGGTTGGCTGCGGAATGCCGTAAGCATCAAGCTGCTTTCCGTCATCCGTCACGGCTGGCAACTGGATACACCATTCCTTTTGAATAAATGAATATCGCATACACCACCATCGAGCCGGGTGCCCATTGAATGAGGGAAACCAACCAAGGAGCGCGCGGTCTTTTGGTGCTGTATCAATATGGCATTCCCTGTCCTTTTCCGCCTCGCGGCAACGGGCGATGAGGGCTTGGACGGTTTGAGGATCAAGGGCGGCGATGTAGGCCGCGTTCTTCTTAGCAATTCCGGTGCTTTCAGGACGACAAATTCCCGCAATCTCTTCGCCAAATCTGGCGGTTGATGGCGAACCTTCTGGTTTCTCAGTTACTACTAGGATTCGCCGCCAAGGGTTGAAGGGCGAGTTTGGCCAATCAAAAAGCCCAAGGTCATATGTGATGCGTTTGCCCGGCGTCGCCTCCTTCGCCAGCCGTTCGAGTTCGTCGAGGTTCGGGGTCATGGGCGCCGAGTAAGTGTATAATTCTCAAGAATGGCGTCGTATATTTTGCGCCATTTTGCGGTATCAAGTAGTGGAGTATTGTCGTGATCTCCAACAACTTTATTGAATATCTCAAATGGCATTTCAGAGTTCTCGTATTCACGGCACGCGTTTTTAGAATCGAATAGTGTGCCGTCCTCTGCTTGATATTTTTCTACGATTTTCACTGGTGCTTTCCTTTCTTTGTTTTTTCCTTGAGGCGCTTCGCAATCTCGTCTTCGACGCGCTGCTGATTTCGGTTCTCCAACATCCGCAATGCGGCACGCAGAAGCGCGATAGTTCCTTGTCGAGGTAGGTTGGGGTGGTTTGTGAGACCGCCAATTTCGTCTTTCATGCTTGTTGCTTGCTTTGGGTTAGGGCGTCGATGCCATGTGAAAGTGTTTCGTGGGCATGAAACTCATCGAGTGGAATGTGATGTTCAATGGTCATGGATGCGTATTCCGTAGGATTACTGGGATGCAGCCATGCGATGCGGATTTGCTGCGAATCCTCATTGAATACTTGGTGCTCCAGAATGCGCATCCGCTCCCTGTCCTTCTCCCACTCCTCTGCGCGTGCGGTGGCGGCGTCCCGTTCTGCGACTATGCGCTCGACCATCTCATCGATCTTTTCGCCGTCGTGTTCCTCGGTCTCTCCAGTGCCGTGTTTGTGGAGCAGGTTGATGAGCTTCACGCGCAGGGCGCGGTCTTTTGCGGTGGCGGCAGAAAGTTGGGCGCGGAGATCCGCTATGAATTGATCCAACGTTGGCAAATGCTCACGGGCGTTGTTCTTTAAGCCTGGGTGGAAGTTAAGCTTTTGTCCGCACGCTTCCTCAATGCCATCCACCCATTTGTCGTCGCGGCGCACCGATTCATCACAGCAAGCGTCGCGCTGAGCAACGAGATGAGCCTTCGTGGATTCGGAAAGCGCCAACTGCTGGCGCAGAGAGTCGCGCTCGGAACGCTGGGCGAGAATTTCGCTCTTCGTGCAGTCAAATTCAGCCTTAAGACCAGAATGAATATGTTGACCGTCGCCAGCAGCGTAATGGAGGTCTGATAGCAGTTTTGTCGCCCCATCCCGCTCCTTCGTGAGCCGCTCTACCTCGGCACGGGCGGCGGAAAGCTTAGATTTCAATTCCCTTATCGTATTGCTTTGTGGTCCGGCCTGATTGACACACTGGACAACGATATTCGCTAAGGTGCGACGGCGTGATTCGGCGGCAGGGGTCAAGTCAGTCAGGTCAAAGTGACAAACAATCTCGCTCACCTTTTTACCATCGGGGCGCATAGGGCCGACCCAAAGGCTCCTGCAAGTATCCTCAAGGCCCCATAGCGGCGTCCCGCCAACGGGTGCCACTGGCTCGGACGGGTCGGACGTTCCGAGCGTGGCGTTACATGCGACTTGGTTGTCCGTGCATTGGGCAGTTTGGATTTGTGGTCCACTCGGAGCTACAGGTGCACAGTCTTGGTTTGTTGTCGCGCATACTTCATCACTGGTCCTTTCTGGTTCAGTTGGTCTCCAAAACTCAGGCGGCACGCACGGCACCCACCGACCACTGATTTCCATGCACCAGCCTTGAAAGTCGAAGCTGTAGCGGACGATTCCAGTCTGGCCATCGGCCCATTTTGCTTCGATGGGAATGCCAGATAGTGGCGCGTTGGCGATGGGACGCCAGTCGGTGGGGTTCATTGTCCGGCCCCCTTCTTCATGGCGACTTCTGGCGTCGGAATTGCATCGAACCGTTCGCACCATCGAAATAGGTGAGCCTTCAATCCAACGGCATCGAAATCACCTTCTCGGCAAAACGGGCACACCATGTTTGCTCCAGACTCGTAGGCCTGATGGAGCTTGTCGGTCGTGGCCTGAAGGTCGGTGGCGCTGGCCCGCGTATACGCGGCGTCGATTGCTTTGTTGGCGCCCTCAAGTGCTTGTTCGTCCAGTTGCCGCACATACTCCGGGTCAATGGCGGCGACGATGGCGCGAGGGGCGGAGAAGAGGAATGCGCCCAGCAGACGCCACTCTTCTTTATCCAGAATATAATTCTCCCAAATCGGGTGATATCCCGGAATATCGCTGGTTACTTTACAACCATCGGGAATGCCGTGCTTCTCTCGAAATTCCCGACTCAGCAGCACGTGGTCGGGCGGTGGTTGGATGGGTGTGGTCATGGCTTCTTCTCCTCCGGTTTGGACTGTGCTTTGATCTTGTCCTCAAGGGCCCATAGCTTGTGCCGATACTCAGAGGTTTCGGCCTCGGCTTCTTGTAGCTGCTGAAGGTGCAGAACCGCCGATTCACGAGCCAATCCACGATAGTATTCAACTAGCCGATCATGCTCATGATGCACCCCAAGGTGGAATCCGTAAATGAACAGGAATGCGCCGATCGGTATGAAGATCAACGCTTTCACTCCCCCTCCTTCTGGCACTTCTGCCATCCCATGCCGTTGCCGCGATAGAGCCAGCCCTGGGCGCGCAATTCCGAGTAGTATTTATGTAGGTTGGCCCTGGGTGATACCGAGAATATGATCGCGTCCTCCGCCTCCCAAAAGATGCGATAAATAATTCCATCGCCTTCCGGGTTTTTAAACTCCAGCCCCCGCACCGCCTCGAAGTCCTCTTTGGTCATGTCGAGGAGCGTAAGAGGTTCGGGGAGCGGACGGGTTGTCCGGAACTTCATTTGTTTGGAATCGCTAACCTCCGTTGCGTATCTGCCGTGGCGAAATATTTGCCACATGCCGCTATCTTCACACCAGCATCCTTCGTGCGTTTTTTCACCTATAAGGAATGGCCGCGTTCCTTGTGGTAAATCGCTTTCAATATACTCCTTGCCGCGATGCCACTCCTCCCCGTCCCGCAGCGCCCGGAAGCCGGGGATTTGGCGGGAGAGGGACCATGGCTTGATGCGGTAGTGGTCGGGCGGAAGTGACCAATCGGGATTTGGTCGATCTTCCCAAGCGAAATTCCCGAACAACTTGAATACCTTGTATTGAATCGTCTTCCCTGCCGCATGCGCTGCTTTCAGTTCCGCGTATGGGTCGGGCTTCACCATCCGCTGAAACTCCGCCTTAGTGATGGGCGCCTCCCAGTCCTTTACGCCGAAGCCGACGAGGCCTAGTTCCTGACACCAGACGTAGGGCGCTTTCTTGGGCTCGGATGGGGCGACGGGGGCGGGAAGGTGAATGGCGAGCCGGAAATCGAGAACCTCCCACCGCCAAGATGGCTCGCTCAGATCGGAAGAGATTGTTCCTTTATCCCCTACGCCGCCATTGTCGCGAGCGTTAAGCATCACCTCCATCCCCAGTTCCTCGTGCGCTCTCTGCACCGCAGCTCGGACAAGGGGATCGGTGTAGTCGGTGGAAAGGAAGAGATCGTCCGGGTGTTCATTCTCAGCATTTGGCGAAAAGTTTCCATTGGGATACCAACAAACGCCAACATCGCATAACACGTTCGAGATAAGGCCGATCATGGGGTGTTCACTGCGCACATCCCACTTCAGCACCTCGGCCTTGCGGCCATCACGGGTGACAAGCGGCCACTTCGCCTTTTCGGCCAAGTCGCGGTGGAAGGGTAGGTTTGGTGTGTTCATCGGTCGGTGGTGGTTCGGCGCTGGAAATACTGGCCGCGTGAGCGGCGGATCATGTTTGCTTCTTCGATGTTGCCGGGGCGGCTTTCCCATTCCCGCAGAGCTGCGCGGAGCAGGCTCATGCTGCGCGGCTTGATCTCGCCGTGGTCGCCGGTGCCAATTTCAGGGTATTCGATGGAGTTGCGTTTCATGGTGTTCTAGGGTTCGGGTTATTCAGGGCGTAGTCGGCGATAGCCAATGCCGCCCATAGGTGACTGGATATTCCGTAGGTCTTTCCCGGAGTTTTCTTGGTTCCCGGCTTGCCGTGCTTATCGATGAGGGCCTGGCGAATATTGCCGTCCTTGGCCTTCATGCTGCCGCAGAGATACATCTTCACATCTTTGCGATAGACGAGGCGACAGCCCAACATGCTCGGTTCACAAATCTCCTGAATGCGCCCGATTATTAGACATGTCTCAAAGGTTTCGCGCCCTACTGGCATCCCGTAACAAGCAATCATTTCAACCGCCACTTCATCCTCTCCCGGAACGAAGGTCTTTCGGAAGTGAGACAAAAACTTATCGTTAGGCGCTATTGCCCGCTGCCCGACATGACCGCCAAGCTCAGGCAGCCACGTGAGGAATGCGGTTTGAGATGGTCCCGGATCTATAGCCCAAAGTCGGTTCATGGTTCGGTCGGGTAAATTGGTTTCCTCTGCCACGGCGCTATGCCCAGCTCCGCCCTCCGCTCCGCCTCGGATTCCTGCCACGCCTCGCGCTGCAGTTGGGCGCGGCGGCGCATGCAGGTGCCGCACCCGCAGCTCTCGTCATCGTCGCGGTGAAAGGCGGAGTCTGGAGGGCTGCAGTTCATCGGATGGCCTCGCGTTCCAGCCGATGCACATCCCGGTATGCCTCACCTAGGCATTCCAGAATGGTGATAAAGTCAGCTTCGCTGGCTGTCCCGTAGGCGGCATCCAGCCGTTCGCGGATACGCTCTAGTTTCCGGCGCGCGCGATCCAGGGTTAAGCTGGCGTCGGACGGCATGGCGGGGAAGAGATCGCTCACAGCCCACCATCCTTCCTGGTCGGCAGCAGGCAGCCGACGAGCGCCAGCGCGCACCAGACCATCAGCCATGCGGGGATGCGGGTCATTTGCGTGGGATGACAACACAAGTGTTGGCCTCGGTATCGATTTCGACGGTCAGATATTCGTCGTACTCGAACCATTTCCCTGCTTGTTTGCAGAGTTGATTTCGGCGCGATTCCTCAAGGTCTTCGCGCTCATCATCAGCAACGCCTTTCACGTTTTTGACGCTGTCGCGTGCTGCGATAGAGACAGATTCACTGAATCCGTCCGGGTCTTTCATTGTGATGCGGTATTTCATAAGATTCGGTCATGTTTCGGGATTACGCCTGCCGTCCAAAACCCTCCGGCAGGCGCGTCCCCAAAATGGTTCATTTTAGTCAGGATCGGATGCGCTCCAGCGCAGCGTCGAACTTCTCGTAGAACTGCGTCAGGGCTTCGTTGATCTTGGCGATAATTGCCTCGTCACGTTCAACGGTGAGCACGAATGGGCGGAACTTTCGGCGGTAGCTGACGAACTTCCACCAAGGGCGCCCGGTGACATAGATGGAGAAATGGACCTGGACTGCGTAGTCCTTCGGGAGTTTGCCGTCCAAAAGGTATTTGACGTGATTCGTCGGCTGCGGGGCCTTGATCTCAAGGCCGCCGTCGTCATCCAACAAGGCGTCAGGGCTGCACCCGCAGCGACCATCATCGTGCTCAATGAATCCGATTTGACGAACCTTGTGGGGATATTCAAAGGCAAACCAGGCTCGGGCCTCCGCTTCGAGGATTTCGCCTTGCTCCGTCTCGAATGAAGCAAACCCTTCGAGCGGGCGGCGAAGGACGGACTCAGCGAGCTTCCGCGCCAAATAGGTCCGAGGCATCTCGCCGGTGCGGATAGCGAACTCTGGCGTCAGGAGTTGGTCGGCCTCGCTCGCCGTCACCTTGCCGACGCGGGCTTGCAGCCAATCGGATTCACCTTGAACGCAGAGATGCTCTTTCATTTGCGCTTTTTGTTGAGCATCTTGGCAAGCTCCTCGAAGCGTGATGCGGAGATTTCCGAAAAGGTGGCAGCGCCAGCGAAGGCTAGAAACTTCACTTTGTCTGAGCCGGTTTCCTCGCAGAGCGCCTGTAGGTCGGCAGCCTGATTAGCGGTCACGACGCCGCCCCCGTCCGCAACCGTAACGTCTGCCTCGTCGCTCTGGTAGATGTCTTGCCGGATGACAATGTTCAACGCCTGCAAGAGCGCGTTTCGTTTGGCGGTCGTACTGGCCTTGCAGTCTGCCTGCGTGTCGCTATCAGCGCGGCCCCCCAGCCGCACGGTGAAGGAAGTTTGCGATGAGTGCCCGTCAATGTGCCGAAGATTGCAGATGACCGTGACCCGATTCTCCTCAGGTTTTTGGTCAAACGAGACGGCGAATCCATTAGCCTGGAGCTGGGGCCCAATCTGCCGCATCACGTCCTCGAACCGCTCATACTTCCCACGGTTCGGGATGACCGAGGACGCGACGATGTTCGGCATCTCGCCCTGTAGTTTCACGAATGCCGCGTTGAAGGCGCGCTCGGCGTTCTTGGCTTCCACTCGTTCATACAGAGCGCAGAGCGTAGTGAGTGCTTCGGCGTTCTCTGCGGTGACGCCGCGCTCCACGACGCCCTGCAAGAGTTGGGCGATAGATGGGCTTTGCGTAATCGCCGGAGATTGGGATTGCGGCAACGATAGTTGGGCTTCTTTCATGCGAGTAGCTGGAGGGCCGCGAGGGCTGGGATGAGGATCGGAAATACGATACTGAACGGGATATCATCGGGTGGCGCATCCAGGTCGGGATCAACCGGAGGACGCGGAGCGCGGGTGACGGGGCGCGAAGGCGGGCGCTCTTCCTCGCTGCGCCCACCCCCGCTTTGCTTATCCCCTAAAAATTGAAATCCCTCGATGACGACCTTCATTTTGCTGCGCTTCTGGCCGGTCTGTTTGTCGTCCCAAGTATCCAGCTTTAAGCGGCCCTCGATGAAGATGGAGCGCCCTTTCTTGAGATATTCCCCGATAGTATCGGCCTGCTTTCCGAAAGCCTCACAGTCCACGAAGGTAACTTCTTCGCGTTTCTCTTCGCCGACGCGGAAGGTGTGATTTACCGCTAGTCCGATCTGGCAAATAGCGGTGCCCTTTGGCGTGTATTTTACTTCGGGGTCTCGGACGAGATTCCCCATCAGCATGACTTTGTTCAGGTTTGGCATAAATCAGTTCTGTGCTTGCGCCTGCCGCTGCTTGGCCGCGCCTTCGTTCAGGATGCGGGCCTCTTCGGTGAGCCGCGCCGCTTCGGCCAGCTTCACGGACGCCAGCTTCTGTGGGTCAGCCTGGGCGATAACGTCCTCCACGGCGGCAGTAGGCGTCCGGCCTTTGCCGCGCAGGTAGCCGTTGTCCACCGTGGCGGTAAACTCAAGATGAAGGCTGCCCGAACAGGAGATGGCGCTGCCGTGCACCGACACCACGCCATCCCGTGGGAACACTGCCCGCAGCCGCATCACAGCGGCGCGCATGGAGTCCGTAAGTTCGTCGGTATTCATGGCATCAGGTAGCTAAGGACCAGCGGCAGCCCCGCCACGACGGCGTAGAGGCAGGCCGCGATGGCTAGGCCGTAGAGGACGCGGAGGAGGATCATCGAACGCAAAGCAGCGCGGGGTTGAGAACTCCAGCGGACTCGTTGGCGCGGTCGCCTTCGTCGACTATTTGGGTTTCTTTGTTGTGCCATCGACGAAGCTGCTCGCCGTGAATCCAAAAGTGAGCCAGCGCCGATACCGCGCAGCCATACATGAACCCAGTGATGCCCTCGGTGTCGGAACTGTGCGAGATACGCTGTGCGTGATCCACCATGAATCGCATCACGGTGCCGGGCTCGTCCTGATTCACGCCGCGCTCCTCCATCTCCTGCTCCATCTTGTTCATCCAGCATTCGCCGTAGCGGACCACGGCATTGCCATAAGGGTCGGAGTTTTTGGACTTATATGATTCGTATTCTTCCTTTTTTGATTCGATGATTTTCATGGGTGTTCTTTCGGTCTTATTTCGGTGTGGAAAGGGTGCGCCTGAGCCGCTCCAGCGCCGCCAGGAAGCGGCACAGCCGGACGTAGGATTCCTCGGCCCGCAGCCGCGCATTGCCGGTCAGGCGCTCCTTGTCGTCCCGTATGCACCGCTTAGCGTAGCGCCAGTCATGCGGCTGCACCTGCGGCAGGGTCGCGTAGGCCGTGGGCTCGGAGGCGTAGGTGCGGACGTGGCCTAGGGCCGGGCAAGGGGAACCGCCGTCAGGGCTTGCACCTGAACTGTTACGTAGCCCACGTGAGGCATCAGTCGTCTTATGCGCGGCGGTGTTGTAAGATTTCATTTACGGGTAAGGAAGAATGCGAAGAAGAAAATGAACGCCACGCACACAATGGTTCCACGGATCACTTCAGTTGGAGTTTCGGCAATCATGTTTCGGTCTTTCAGTTCGCCCGCCACACGGTGGCCTTGTGGCCGCTCTGGTTCGGGCGTCGTTCGGAGGGCTAAAGGTGGGCCCAGGTTTTGCGGGTAACGATGTCCCGGATGGTGACTCGATTTACGCCGAACTGCTGGCCTAGTTGGGTGAGGTTCGCGGTGCCGTTTCGGTATTGGTCGCGAATCAAAAGGACTTGCTGGGCCTTCAGCTTGGCGCCGGTGCCGCTCTCGCCCTGCTGATGTAATCGGCTATGCTCGGAGAGGCTCATGACTTGCAGGTTCTCCGGGCGGTTGTCGTATTTGTCGCCGTTGAGGTGATGAACAACCTCATGCCGCGAGAGCTGGCGCCCTAGGTGCTGCTCCATGACATGCCGGTGCTCATCCCGGTTAATGTCGCCACGATGAATCTTCCGGTATTCGGCTTTCGCGGATTTGCCGTATTTCGTCAGCCGATGTGGAGGCATGGATGATTCGGAGTTCATGGGATCAGTTGGTGGCGTAGGCGCGGATGGCGGAAAGTCGGATGCGGCCCAGCACTTTGTCGCGCTTCAATCCGCCCTCCTTCACGATCCGGCGCACGGAGCGCGGATGGATGTTCAGCTCCGCCGCCGCTTGCTCGATGGTCAGCAATGGGTCGGCGCCGGTCGGCTCGTAGGCCGGGGATTGCGGCGATACCGTCAGGGTCGGAGCGAACACGACGATGTTGGCGAAAGGGGAGGGCATGGCTACTTGGTGCGGGTAATCGCGGCTTTGCGGCCAAGCACGCCGCGAATGGCGCGGCGGATAATATCGGAAACCTTTAGGTCTTCTTGCTGGGCGGTGGTTTCCAGAGTCTTCAGCCAAGCTTTGGGGATTCGGGCTTTAACCTCGGCGTCATATTTCATGGTCCCGTTTGTGCACCAAAAGAGCGCAATGGTCAACAAAATGTTGCGCCTCAACGTAAGATTTACGTTTACATTAGAGATAATTGTGGCACAACGTGGGACACATGAAACAAAATAGCCTCGACGCTGAAGTGAAGGTGAGAGTGAGCTCTGCCACAAAACAAGAGCTTCAGGCCATCGCCGAAAGAATGGGCGAAGGGTGCAAAATATCAGACGTGGTGAGGGAAGCTGTCCGGCAATATCTCGATTCCTTGGACCCGAAAAAGGTTCGCGCAGCCAGAATCAAGGCCGCCGACGAGGATGCGTTGCCCTGACAATGATTTGAGTGCGCGGCGTTTCGACATATTTCCGCAACACCTTTTCCGCCAATGCTGTTGGCTGGAAACCGAACTCGGAAGCGAAATCTACGAACCATTTCGGCAAAGAATGGGGCGATGAATTTTTGCGAGAATATTTTGTACGTGAGTGCATGTTGGGATACGGTTAATCGGAGAATACAAACACCACATACCCCCGGAAGGAGCTACCACGCAGCACTACGCTGCAATTCACGTGAGGGCATGTGAAAACTTACCGGATCACTTTCGGCGGAATAGCGTCGCGGGATCGCGGATATTCTACCATGGCGCGCCTCGGTCAATTCATAAACGTGACTGTTTCGTAACAGTCATACGGGTTTCCACGTACCTGGCGCTGGTATCAGCCCCTAGAACTTCACCTTCTTCGCACTGGCCAGGGAATGCCGATGGTCGGGATGCACGTAAGTGCGCATCGCCAGCGCGCCACCATCGGCATGGCCGAGCCACCGGCTGACGGTCGGCACATCGACACCACTCTTGATGGCCACGGTGGCGAACATGTGCCGCAGGTCGTAGACACGCTGGTGCGGCAGGCCCAGCTTGCGGCAGGCGTTGCGGAGCGCCGTGTTGCGGGGATGTTGTTTACGCGGGAACACGTAGACGCCTTCGCGATCCAGCGTCTTGAGCAGCCTGCGCATGGGGGCAATGATGGGAATCGGGGGCCGCTCCGATCCCGTCTGCGACAGCGTCTTGCCGCCTGCTACGCGAATGAATCCCTCATCCTCGTTGATGTGCTCCCACTTGAGCGCCAGTTGCTCTCCAGGCCGCATGCCGCTGTAGGCCGCGAACTCCAGCCAATCGGCGCAGGTCTGCGCGTGCCATTGCGAGCTGTCCCGAATTACGGAAATCAGACTATGAAATTGTTCCGGCGTCAGCACGTCGCGGCGTTTGCGCACAATCCGCAGGCGCCGGATCTTCGCCGCCGGATTCTCGGAAATCACCCCGGCACTGCGAGCCAGCTCAATACCGCGCCGCACCCACATCAGCAGATGATTGGCCTGCTGTGGCGCGTATTTGGACAGCACCCGATTCCACCACTCCACCATGTCGGCAGGCTGCACCTCTGCCAGCTTCTTTTCGGGGAGTGCCGCGCCCTTGCCGAGCGCCGCCAGCGAATCCAAATATCCGGTGCGGGTGGAGTCCATGATCGCCGCGTCGGCCTTCACGGTCGCCCGCAGTCGCACTACCACGTCCGCAAAAGTTTGCAGGCTGTCGGCGGCGACGGCCACGCGGCGCCCCATCAGCAACAGCTTGGCGGGTAATAGTTCCTTGGCCCGCTGGTAAACCTGCGTCCGCAGGCTCCGGAAGGACTGCTTCCCCTTCACCGACAGCCGGGCGTAGTAGTTCCCGCTCGGAACATGCAGGTAAAGATTCTGAGTATTGGTGGATCGCCAAATTTCCTTGCTGGCCTTTTCCGGGGGTGTAGGGTGCGCCCTCATTTCATGCACTTTTCCGGCACCCAACGCACCATGTCAACCGCGCCAATGTATAAGGCGCTGTATAACGGCGTGGCTGGAAAGTCGTGGAACGCTCACCAATAGATACATGCCGAAGTGGCGGAATGGCAGACGCGCTAGACTCAAAATGCAGTTTCAGGGGTGGACTAAAAGGGTATGAATGGTATTATCCGGAAAGTTTTAGCTGATTTTTCTCTGTAGACGCTTCCTCTTTCCGCGCGCCGGGTTGTGGAACGCCCCACAGAAAACACCACGGCTGTATAACGCGCTGTATAAGAAATTCACTGTTCCTCCTATGAGCTATCACTACCTTGATCCGAACGGCCAAGTAGAAGGGCCGGTGTCGCTCACCGACATGCGGGCGCTGTTCAACGATGGGCTGCTGCATCGCCGCGTGCACGTCAGCAAGGAGGGCGGCGAATGGAAAGAAGCGCGCTACTTTCCAGAACTCGGGGCGAAACCGAAGGTGGGCGAAGTCTACATGCCGCGTGCGCCGAAGAAAGAATCGGAGCTTCCGGATGGGTTCGGCGTTGTGGCGCTGCTGTCTTTCCTGCTGCCGGTGATCGGCATCGTGGGGACGCTGGCTTACGCGCTCAAAGGCAAATCCGGCGCCGCCCTGACGATTCTGCTCCTGGCACTCGTATCCAGTGTTCTGTGGGTGGTGTTGGGCCACGCGCTCGCCACGCGGCTATAGTTTGCCTTATGCTTGGCTCCCCTGCACTTGACGCGACCATTTGGGCAGCAGTGTCCACGTTTGTTTTGTGGGCCGGGCATTGTCTACACGCAGACGCGCGACGAGAGCCGATCTCGTTTCGGCGGTGGCTCCCTTGGGGTATGAGCTCGTTTGTGGGCGTATGGCTGGCCGTTTACTACGCTACGCGATAGCGGAAGCGATGGCGCCCGCGATGGCGGCAATAGCCGCCCAGCGCAGCCAGAAAGCGCACCGATTAGCCCACGGGCATGCGGCCTGTTCAGCGATCTGTTTCATGTCCTTGTTTCGATTTAAAGTTGCGAACTGCGCGCCTGCCCTGGTGTAGGGCCTTCATGCCGATCTCCTGCGCAAGGAAGGCGGTGGCGATGATGAGGACGGGCAACGGCACCCAATCGGTGCTTTTTGGGTAGGCGCGGGCGAGCTGGCCCACTATTACCGGAACCAAGATAGAAATGCAGAGGATGCGTAGCTTTTCCGCCACCGTGAACATCCATCGCATACCGGGGGCGATCCGCCACTCCAGAACGACGCGCAGCAGCGCGGCGGGGGTAGCCATCACCAGGTCTTGGGACATTTCGGTTGGGGTGGTCATTTTTTGGTGATCGTTGGGAAATAGATTTCACCTGGGAACTGCTCCCCATAAGCCTTCTGCCACAGCAGCGAGTTGAACCGCATCTGACTGGCGAGGTTCACATTCCGGAACTCGTCAGCGGCCCGAAATTGCGTCTCCACCTCACCGAGCCGCTCCATAAGAGTCGTCTCGATGGTGTTGATCTTCGCGTACATGATGATCAGCGGCGCGATGACAAAGAGCAGAACTCCGAGAGCCTGAATGATCAGCGATGCGGTGGCTTTGCCATTGGCGGGTTCTGCGCTCATGGGTTTATGCTACATCAGTGTCGATGATTAAGCCGCCAGCGATGATGTTCGTAGCGTTCGCGTGCGGCGTCTTGTTGATCGCGCTCGCGGTAGCGCGGTAGTTCATCGCTCCTCCTGATGCCGTGATTCCATTCGTCACGCTTGCGCCTGCGACCAAAACGCAAGAGTGAAAGCGCAATCCAGTTGCGAGGATGTCGGCGATCACGCCATTCGCATTTGTGGTGGTCACTCTCGGCCCGCTGACGTAAAGATCTCCACCCTGGTGATCCACCCCAAGCGTTCCGCTAAATTCGTAACTTTGTCCGTTCAGGTAGATGCTTCCATCGTTTACCTGTGCAATCTTTGCGCAGGTCGCGCGCTCTACATCTACCACAGCGATTGCACCGGATACCGCGTCCGAGATCAGCAATGACGCGCCGCAGTCAATTCGCTTCGCGGAAATGGACACCATGCCGCTCGTGTGCGCCACATAGAAGCAATCGCTGGTCGCGGAAATATCATCGAAATCAAAAACCACGTCGACGCCAACTCCACCAGCCGCCGAAACCGTATCGCTGCCGTCGCTGATGGCTGCCAGCCCGAATACCCTCGCAATGATATTGTCGTTTTGGAACAGGCAAACATATCCCGCGCCGCCTGCGGCCCATTCGAAGTGCCCACTGCCAGTCACATAGCAGTCCGTGAGGCTGTCGCCATTCTCACTTCCAAAAATAAACTCTCGGCCAACTGTAGGCGTGCCCGTGTAGATAATCTTAGCGCCGCTCATGAAGTGCCACCGTACTCCAGACTTTGCTAGGTCGTTTTCATTATAGGTGCCAGGTCCGACAACAATCGTATCACCGCTACTCGCCGCCGTCTTGGCCGCACCGAGCGTCAGGAACGGCTTATCGAGCGGAAACTGCCGCGTGCCCGTGGAATCGCTGCCGAACACAGAATCCACGCGTAGGGTCTTGCCCTGATGGATATCGCCAGACTTGATCCAGCTCTCGTTGCCGGTCGCTTGCCCGGGCGTGTTGCCAATGAGGTCGGCGGAGATGGTGGCCGCAACCTGCACCGCCGTCTTGATCTGCCCGCTGGCTTCGGAGATTTCAATTTCCAGCGTCACGGCGCCCGTTGAATCCGTCGCCAGAATGTCTGATGCGCCAGCAGTCGAGGTCGTGACCACGCCTTGCAGCCCAATCGGGACCTGCAGTGTGTTGGTGAGGACTGTGAGTGTGGGAACGTTACTGAAGGCGACGTTCGTCCCGATAAGCGTCACCGTGTAGCTGCCTGCGCCATTCTGAACGCATGTGACCGTGTTGTCGCCTTCGCCGTTCGGGTCGAAAGCGTTCGTTACGTCGGTCGAGGATGCATTGTAGGGAATCGGTCCAATCGTGAAGCTGGCTCCCAGCTTATCGACCAGCGTATAGAATGTGGCGCCGTCGATGGCGTCCGCGTTCCATTCGAGGTCAAAGGATTTACAGACCGTAGAACTACCTGCCGTATTTACGGGAGAGGTAGTCGAGACCGAATCAAATGCGGTCCAGCCCGACGCGCGGAGAATCGGCAGGGCTTTCGCGACCTGTAGAATCCAACGGTTATTTAGTCCCGGGGTCGTCGCGCTCGCCGTTTGGGTCTTCGTGATGTAGATCACTGACCCATCCGGAGCTAGAGCCGCTGTGTTGCCGGTCAGCGCCAGTGTTGGATTCGCCGTTGCACCAGAGTCCACGTACCATGTCCCCGTCGAGGGGCTCGTCACGGCCACCGAGGCGAGACCGCCAAGGGCCGAAAGCGCGGTGGCGACGGCGCTTGCAGATGCGTTGTACGCGATAGCTGAAGACGTGCCGCTGATGGATGATGTTATGGTGAACGTGCCAGCATTAGGCTGCGCGCCCACCACACCCGCGCCAAACTTCACTGAAGGCCACGCGGAAGGGTCTGTGTAAATCCAAGGACGCCCAGCGGTCGGGACGGGGTTAGGAACAAGTAAATGCAGCCGGACATTAGTCGCGTCTGAGCGGGGGAAGACCGGAGAGACGGCCAGTGATTCCGAGGTGAAAGACGAAACAAGGGCTTGGTCCGGCGACTGCGCCCGAATGTTGATATAGTATTCCGCCGTCACTCCGCCTTTTTATCGCAAGTAACTTGCGATTGTCAAACCGGAACCTGATAGGTCTGCCGAATCTTAGCGAACGTGGTCGAGTCCCGCACTTGGTCTACCGCCGCGCTCCCGTAGCCGAACGGGAAGTATTCGAGAATAGTGACCGTGAGGCTGGCGCCCGTCACCGGGAACACGGCGTCAGATACCCAAAACGGAAAAGCGTTACCCTCAAAGCTCCCAGTGTCGGCAAAGGCGGAGCCGGATGAGCTGTAGCTCTTGACCTGATAGACCGGGGTGCTGGATTTCGTCACCACCATATCCATCTCGAACATCGGCAGGTGGTCGCCGGTAGGGCTGTATAGCTTGTCCCGCGCCACCGATCCGCCGCCAGCGGATAGCGGCCCAAAGTATTCAATGTTGCCCGAAACGGCTGCGCTTCCGCCTGTCGCAAATGCAAACCGGCAAGGTCCGATGGTGCCAAGGTCTGGCTGGCCGATCCCTGGGAACAAAAGGTCTTTCTCGTCGGCGAATGGAAGGGTGGCGTTCCGACCAAGCCTCTGCGTGTCGACGGTGAAACTAGCGTTGCCGTCCGGGTCCGATGAATTAATATCCAACCCGAACCGGACGATCTTTGCGTGATACCATAGCCATGCCGTTTCCGGGCTGACCTGGAAGGGATGCGAGAGATCGACCGGGGACGCGATGGTGGGCTCAACCTGGAATGGGAAGAGAATCACCGGATCGTTGCCGCCGTCCGTGCGCGCGGCCTGCATAAGCGCGCGCGTCCTCATACCTGCGGATCGATGATCTTCTGTGCCGGAATTTGGTACGCCACCTTTTCTCCCAGCCCGCCAGCGCCGTTTTCGGTGACGTAAAACAAGCGTCGCTCCATGCCATCCAGTAGCCCCTTGGACGCACCCTTGGCTCCGTTTTTGCCCTTCTTGTAGGCGCGGATGATGGTGTTCACGGCAGCCACAAGCTTGTTGAGATGATCGCGCTGGGACTTCATTCCGCCCTCGAACGGCTTCAGTTCCTCCAGCTTCCCAATGTCATCGTTTTGCAGGTCTTCAGCCATGGCTAGATTTGATAGACGAATCCAGCATTCGCCAGGTCCAGCGGCTGAAGGACGGCCACATTGACCTCGCGGCACTGCCACCATTGGCCCACCTGCTCATAGTCCCAGGAGTCCGTGAAAACCTGTGCGACCATATTGTAGGCGTTTGCCGTGCCGTTGATGATCAGGCCGCCAATCTTCGAAGCGCCGGGCGATTTAAAGGTGCGGCCCCGAAAGATGATCCACGCCCCCGCCGCACCGGTGCGTGAGATGATCTGAAGTGTCTCCTTCGTCACATCCAACTTGCCTCTATACTTGAGTGCCGTGGGCTTCTCTCGCGTGCTATAAAGGTAGGTTGCCGTTGGCGCTTCGTATTCGAAGGTGGCGCTGATACCGTTCGTTTGCCCCAGGACATCGCCGATAAATGGAATCGTCACGCTCTCCCGATGCATCCCAAACTTGGGCACAGGTTCCGGAATCCCGTTCGCTCCGCTGCCGCCAAGGATTCCGCCAAAGTAAAGGTCCGCCTTGGCTGTCGCCCGCCCCATGGCGATGTGATAGTTCACCATCACGAGGTCGGGATAAATGGAATCCTTGATATCGCGGCGCCGCTTCAGGGTTGCGAGATACGTAGGAAGTTGATCCACGCGGCCCTCGATATGCCGTACGAGCCGATCCATTCCCCACGGATCAACATCCAGCTCCGCTCCCGCGACCTCCTTATAAGTGCAATCGCCAATGAAAACGGTGCTCATTTTGCAAGGTTCTTAGCGTTTTCTTCAGCGATGCGCCGCGCAAGTGTGTCAATGTCTTCCTTCGCGATGCGCGATTGAATCTGACCCTTTCGAAAATTGTCGGCATCCTTGATTCGATCCGCCACGCGCGCCCGCCGTTGCGCCGGCGTTAGCCCGCGCCCGCCGTAGCGCCGAAGGTCTTGGTCTTCCTTGTCAACCTCGCGCTCGGAGATGGTCTTGATGGCATGGCGCAGGCGATTGTCGCGCTGATTCTCGATATGCGCCTGCCGTGGGTCGATTAGCGCTTCTGCCTTATCGACGATCCGTTTTCCGCGAATCTCTTTCGCCATCAATAGTTGACTCGCCAACTCCCGCGATTGAGCCTCCAGCCCGTATTGATCAAAGAGACCATGCAGTCCTTTGGATGCCAGCGCAGCCAACTCTCTGGCGTGTTCCATTAGGGTCTTGGCCTTCTTTTCTTGCCGGTCTATTTCTTCGCCCTTCCGCTTTTGCGCCTCAGCCTCTTGTTCGCAAAGTTCCAGGCTTCGTTCATCGGCCTTCTCAATCTCCAGATCGGAGCGGATGCGCGCCTCTGCCGCTCCCACTGATGCCTGCTCTGCTTCGCGCGTCAGGTCCACGATGCGCAAGATGCGCTGATCCACCTCAAGTGTATCCATGGCCGCGAACTTCTTGCGGATCGCATCTTCGGCTTGGTCTTTTGCCGCCATGGAGACCGTGGAACTGGCCCCGTAAATTCCGCTGCTATAGTTTTTCCATACCTCCGCAAGCTCGCGCGCCATATCCTTTTGCCGGATCAACTGCTGTTCCGCTAGGGCGCCACCACTCCGGCGTGCGTTGATATTTTCGGCCTCGTCGTTAGCCTTGAAGGTGATTGTCGAAATCGCATCGCTGAGACGTTGCGCCTTCTCGATTCGCGCGGTGAACTCGTCGAGTTTTTTGGTGGCTTTCTCGGTATTGGTTGCCCACTGGTAAATCCCAGCGCCAATAGCCAACACGCCACCAACGATCATGCCGGTGGGCCCAAACAGGGAAGCGATCTGCGAGCCCTGTTGCGCAATCACCGTGGCGGCTTTTGCCCCTCCCGACAACTGAACCGCGATATCTTGCGCCTGGAGGGCTACGCCGCCGACGTTGCGTAGCATCGGATTCTTGGACGCAGCCGCCTGGGCCTCTTTGTTGGCCCGAATCGCAGCCTTGTTCAGGTCGTCGTAGCTGCGTGAAGTCCTCTCCGCCGCCCGCTGAACGCGCTTAAATTCGTTCTCTGCCGCTGATGCAAACGCACGTGTCTCGCGCTGCATCTGCTTGGCGCCCTGCTCAACACCAGAGCCGTCTATCCCTGCGGTAACGGCGATGTCGTATTGGGCTGCCATATTGCAAGTAAATTGCGTTTAAGCCTAAAAGTAAATCCTATTGTGTCGGAATCATCGGCGCTCCGCCTGCACTGCCTTGGCGAATTTCTTCCCAAGGTATTTGATCATGTCCAACCTGGCGTTATTGAGCGCAGTTGGAATTGGTCGCGTGGCTACCTTACTTGCGCCTCTCGCGGTGTTGAATGCCGTAACCTTGAGGCGGCTTGCGGTGGCCGGGATGCTGTCCGCATCACTGGCCTTGTTCTTCCTGGCCTGCGTCGTCATCGGGATATTATCCTGCCGGTTGAGCGTGTTTCCCGGGACGGTCTTCGCCAGATCAAACGCGGAGAACAGCCACGACGCGGCCATGTAGGCGCGCGAACGGACGCGGGCATCGATGATCTTTTTCTCCATGACCTCCAGGGCCGCGCGCGTGATGTGGCCACCCTGCCGGTATAGCGCCTGCGCCGCCAGCACCCGAGAGAGCCGCGCAGTGATCGGCGTGCCTCCGCGAATACTATAAGTCACCACGCGCGCCATGTCGGCGCGTATGTCGGACTCAAGGGCCCTTAGTGTGAGGTGCACCAGCCCCTTCACGCCCGGCGCTCCCACCAGCACCTTTAGCATCTGCCGGTTTAGTTCCAGCGGCAGAAATGAGTTCTTGGCCTTCGCGATGGCCTCAACGGCGCGCTGGAATCCGGCCAGTGAAACGGTGAGCCTTGTGGATGGTTTGCGTGGCATATCGTTACCCGAAAAGATTGCTCATGTCGATCCGCGTGGTTGCCACCCTTTGGCGTAGGGTGGGCGCGTTGCCTTTTTCGTCGGATCCGGAATCCAGCCAATACTGGTTCATAATCCTAACGCCGTCCGCGTAGCTCAATTCGCCTAGGATTTCGCGCGGTTTCATACTGCCGTTGAGAACTGCCGAGATGATGGCGACATAAGCGACCCCATCTCCCGGCGTTAGCCGTTTCCCGCGCCGCCCGCTGAGTCGGGCTCAACCGACTGGGCTTTGTCCAAATCCTTCTCGATGGCTGCAGCGATCTCCATAGCCTCCTTGTTGAACACGCCCTTGCCGAGCCCCTGTGCCTGCGCCCATTTGATGGCCTTGAGGCGAAAATCGTCTTCCTCATCGCGAGTGCGCACCGCATTCACGGTGCGGTCATCCTGCGTGAGCAGGTAAAGCAGAATGACGGCACGCTCGATGTTCGAAACCGGCGTGCCGACGAGCCGCCAGAAGGCCATGGCGTGCACCCAGCTAAACTGGTTGAGTTTGATGCCGCCAAAGGTGAATGTGCGGCCCATTTCGCCGGTGTCGGGAGCTGCTGCAGTTGGGGCATCGAATTGATCGGTTAGTGCGTTCATTGGTTAGTTTTAGTTAGGCCCCAGGCTTCCAGCACGTGCGCCGGTGTGTCCTTGGTGCAAATCGTGTAGCGTCCATCGCCGCGATCAATGCGGACGCGGGGTGTGTATACCTTCCAGTCCCCGGCGAATGTGGCTCGGTTCTTTAAGGTCGTCATGGCAACGAGCGCGAGTTGCCGCGTGCTGAGTTCCGGAAGGTCTGTGACGGTGCCGCCAGCGCCCTTGAAAACGGCAGCGAAGTCTTCCAGCACCTTCGCTAGCTCTGGCACCTTCTCGAATCCCCACCAGATTTCTCCCGGGATACCCTCTTTGACCATCTGCGCAGCAGACTTGCCGTGTTTGCGAAGCACCTTGTCGGGGTAGGTATTGACGCAACGCCGATTGGGGTCTGCGAACGGGATTCCAGCCGTCGCGAGTGTGACTGCCTCCGCTGCGTCCTTGGTAAAGTGAATATCTGCTACGTCCATTGGTTGTAAGATTGATGGGAGCGGAAAACCGCTACGTCACAGCCTTCAGGCGTTCGAGAGTGACGGTAACTTTCCGGAAGCCTGTGCGGGACTGCGATTGAACGAATGTACGCGGATAGCAGCCGCCGGCAGTCTGGCCGAACTGGTCCACGTCGTTTGCGGGAACAAAGGCCGTGGTAGGCACGACAGCCATTACTCCAGTTGATCCGAAAACCTCGCCCGAGATGGTGATCATGGCCTTGACGGCACCAGACGCGAAACCGCGAGCCTCGCCAACTTTGTCGGCCAGAATGTCCGTGAACTCCGGCTCGCTCGATACCTCATAGGTATCGATATTGATGCCGGTTTCGTCGGCTTCTACGCCGTGCTGCGCGCCTGAAAGATCAACAAGAGAAGCCATATTACTTGGTGGGTTGGGTTTCGGGTTTCTTCAGCATGGCCTCGTGTGCCGCGATGCGGTTCTTGATGCTCTCCGCTTTGCCGTTCTGCGTTTCCTCCGCGCGCTTAAGCATGACGCCTAGATCGCGCAAGGTCGCCTTGACATTTCGCTCGTGAATCTCGTCGGCGGTCATGGTTCGGACTATGCCGATACGGCAAATATCCGTCAATGTCTAAATGCAATTCACTTGCGATTACGGAAGATAGACCACCTTGAAGGTCTTCGTGTGCTCCCGCTGATTGGCATGACCCTCGTTCTCGGACACGGCTGTGACGGTATCTACCTGGAACCCATTCGGGAAAAGGCTCGTGGCCGTCGTGATGACGCTAGATGGCGCGCTGGCGAGCCCCGCTTCCACGGCAAGCTGCCATGCATCCAGCGTAGTCGGGTTATTGGTGCTCATCACAATCGACACCTGCACCATGGAGGACATGATCTTCCCTCCAAGGAACGGCGCCCTGGCATCGACTTCCGGCGTCGGATCGTCGGCTGACACAGTGATGTAATCAGGCTTGTCCTTAAGGTTGGTCGTGGTGTCCTTCGCCAAAATCGACACGCCAGAAAGCCCGCTCTGCGCCGCCAAGAGCGCGATGATGATGGTCTCGATGTTGGACTGGTTGGGGCTGCTCATTGCTCGGATTCTGGATGAACCTTTTTCTGCGGATTGATAATTAGTCCATGAAGCTGCCGATCGATCTCAGTCCACATCTCAGCGCACCCTTGACAAATATCCAACTTGAGTCCGTCGGAGTCCGGATTGCCATTGATTTTAAATGGCACAAAAAACTCGCGCTTGCCCATGAAGATGGAATCGCCGCAAATATCACACGCCCCACCGTCCGCTTCAGCCTCGCGAAGAACCCTGCCCGACCAGTCGAATCCGATAGTAATAGTTGTGCGGTCCATGCTCATTGTGAGGTATTATCCCCGATGGTGATGTAGAGAATCCCCGACCGCTCCACGGTTGAGATTACCTGCTGCGTGATGGTGCCCCCGCCTGGGATGGCGGTCAGCGTGGCGATCTGCGGCTTGACCGGGATACCACCCGTCCATGCTGACGTGAGGGTGATGAGTGTATTTTGGCCAGTGCTGCTGATGCCGCCGAACTCAAATGCGGTGGTCTGGTCGTCGTTTCCGATAATGAAAGCCACTGAGCTTACACTGCCGATAGCGACAACCGGCGACGTGCCGATAAAATCGGTCTGCGCCTCGTACAATTCGGTAAAGCATTCCGTCGCCACGCTCATGCCGGACGATACCTTTCTACGTTAATTCTAGCAACTTCATTCGCGACCGTGAATGCGGCAGCTTCCCATGTCCATTGAGGGCCGGTGAAGTCGCCGCGCCAGCGCGAAGTATAGGCGATTTCCAGCGCACTTAGCACATCCTCTGGCGTCGATACGGCCCATCGATTTTCATCCTCCTTGGCGTTAATCAACACACTGACAGCTTCCGCGATATCGCGATGGCCGGTCTTGAGGTTGGCCGCTACACGCTTTCCGCATGCCGCGTATTCCATCAGCACGAGGTTGGTGCCGCCCTCGCACCGGTTCGGGAATAGGCCGTAGTCCGTGTTTTGCATCTCGGCTGCCAGTTGCTCGTGGGCTAGTTGCGGAAGGACCGTGAATTGATGGCGAGGGATTCCATTTGCCTCCAGGATGGCGGCAAATGCTTCTTCCTGGCTGCTGAAGTTCTGCGCAGGAATAGCAAGTCCACTCCGATGCAATGCCTCAACCGTCAGGCCAAACCACGGATTGTGCCACGCGCAGACAAGGTGCGCGTCCGGGTGCTTCTTGGCGAACTGCGCAAAGGCGCGGATCACGAGGTCTTGGCCCTTACGCCACTCGAACTTTCCGCCACTGAAAACGCGGAATTTTCCATCGGCCTTGCGCGGCCCCGGCTTGAAGACCGAATGATCAACGCCCTGAATCAGCACCTTGGCATTGTGGATGCCGCGCTCCCACATGCGATCCAGGCACCATGAAGAGCCGCAAAATACCGTGTCGTATTTCTTCGCGTTGGCCACGGCGGCAGGCTCAAGCGGGCTTTCGAAAAACGTGTAGGCGAGATTCACTTCGCCGCGTGCGCCCGATGCCGGGTTGAACGAATGATCTACCAGCGGCATGAACACCACGTCAGCCGCGCCATCTGTTAGCGTGAAGTGATGGCCAAGCGCACCACGCAGATACCGATTACATGTTGCCCAACCGAATCCCTGCGCCTCTGGCTGGAAGCCTGCATAGTGGAGAGTATTCATAGTTTTTGGACGTTGAAGGCGAAATAAAGGTCAGGCCCGCATGCGGCTTCGAAGCTGATGCTCTGATATGTCGTGCACTCGAAGCCCGCGCGCGTCAGCAGGCTGGCCCACGCGTGGGGCGTGAGGACGCTATAATGGTTCAGGTTCCGCTCGTGGTGCGCGGTGGTGTTTGGCGCCGGGACTTCCATGTAGAGCCTTCCTCCCGGCTTCAGCACGCGGGCAAACTCGCGCAGGGTGAACAGCGGAACCGGCGAATGCTCAACCACGTGCCGCGCCCATACGGCCTCAAACTTGCCCGTGAAATCGTCCGGCATATCGTTCTGATCCATCTGCACGCAGTTGAATCCTAGCGCGCGGCAATCCCGCACGTCCTCTATCGATAGCGAAATCCCCACCGTCTCGATGCCAGCATGGCGGAACATTTCCAGCGCCGGGCCTTTGCCGCACCCTGCATCAAGAACGGTGGCACCTGGAGGCAGTTGCTTGATAAACGGCTCGCCCATCTGCAGCGTGAGGCAGTCGTGCCCGCTGGAACGCGGCTCCGGATAGGTTTCCGAGCGGCACTGCGATAGGAAGTCAGCGAGGCGCGGGTTCATAGTTCGGCAATCACTTGTTGGATCACGGTCTCCCAATCTCCCGCGACCGGCTGCCGGAAAAGGCGATACTGAGGATACCACGGGGAGTCTTCACGCGTGAGCATCCAACGGAAATCCGGAGAGCTTGGGAGTAGCAGCCACACGGGCTTGCCGAGCGCGCCCGCGAGGTGCGCCACGGCGGTATCGACGCAGATCAGCAAATCCATTTGCAGGATCGCGTTCGCGGTCATCGTCCAATCGGTGATGAACTGCGCCAAATCCATGCAGCCCGTTAGCTGCTGAACTTCGTGCGCCCTGGGACCGCATTGCAGGCTGTAGAATTGGCAATCCGGAGCCACATCGATGAACCGCTGGAATTGCGCTGGCTTCATGGAGCGCACAAAGTCTTTGCCGTGCGTCGGCGAACCTGCCCACACGAGACCAATCTTCTTTCGGACTTCCCGGGGCGGATATGGCGCCAGGATTTCAAACTTCACCCATTCGTCCGTGGGTTTGATGTACGGGATGTTGGCCGGGATGGTGCCGAGATCCGTCCCGAATACATCGGGCAGATGCATCAGCGGGATATGGTAGTCGAAATCATGCGGCGGGGCTGGCGGGTCCACGATAAGACCGTCCAGGCCAGTCACGCCCCTCAGTAGCGCGTGCATGGATTCCGCGCACGAAAACAGCACCCGGCTGGCTGGCCAGCGCTGCTTGATCAGTTCGGCGTAGCGGATGAATTGAATCTGGTCGCCCCAGCCTTGTTCGCAGCTAATGACCAGCGTCTTGCTGTCGAGAGATTCGCCTTCCCACATCGGCTTATCGGTCTGGAGAATCTTACTTGGAAAGCTCCGCACAGCGAAGCGCGAGCGATACTCACGGAACCCGCGCCGAATCTCGCCCATCATCAGCAGAATCATGGACCGGCTAAACTGCGCACCCGCTGAATTAGGATCGCTGTTGATAATCTCGAAGAACTGCCGATCCGCTTCTTCATACTGGCCATCGAATACAAGGATGTCTGCGTAGTTGAGCCGGGCCGCACGGTGCGCCGGGTTGAGCTGAAGGGCGAAATGGAAGGCGATCTTGGCCTTCTCCGGAAAACCTAGTTTGCCCATGATCAGCCCGTGGTTATTCAGGCAATCGGCCTTAGTGACACTATCGGGCTCCGGGGACTCGATGGCGCGCGAGTAATACCCCACAGCTTCCGCGTAGAGCGCATGCATCTTGGCCGGGTTGGCTTCCTTGTTCGCGGCCTGCTGTCGCAACGCCCCGAGGTTGAACAATACTTTTGGATCGGTTGGGATGTGCAGCAAATACTCCTCATAGTGTTTGCTGGCGCGCCCGTGGTCTCCTTCTTCGCTGGCCAGATGCGCCTTATCGAGCAATTTGCGGTAGTGTTTACGCGCAACAAGAACTGGCATGCTGTGAATGGACATTGGTTGGTGCCGGATAACGGTTGCCGGGGCCGGTTAGAGCCGATGGCTCAGGAAATTTGTTTTAGGCCAATAGCGAAGGCGCCGATGTCGAACGTGGCCGTAGTCGAGGATGTGAGGGCCTTGAGCTGCACGTAACGCTTGCAGTTACGCGTATCGAGCGCGATTTCCAGCGTAGGACTGGCGGCGGTATTGGCCGCGACGGTCGGCAGGCCAGCGGATGCCGCGAAGGTCGTGTTATCCGCCGAATCCAATAGCGAATATTGGATTGAAGTCGAGCCGCTTCCGCTCAATTCGTTGTGCGCGATGACAATCTTGCAGTTGTTGATGAAGTCGCGCAGATCAACGCCTGCGAAGGTCTGCGTCCCAGCGCCTACCGCGACACGTTTTGCGCACAGCGTAAGCGCTGTCAGTTGGCCGTTGATATCAGGATTCATGGTCGTTCTTTAGTTGGTCGAGACGCTGAAGCTCTTGGTGTGGCGGATGCCGTTGTCACAATACATCTGCATGACGATGCGAATTTGGCCCTGGAGCGACAGGCTATAGGGGTCCACGATGACCGAGGTATCGGCCCAATCCGCCAAGATGAGGTCGTCAAAGTTGCCGAAGATCACGCTCGTGGCGGTCGGGACTTGGTTGGTGGCAAAGGCCGGGTAGCCGTTCACCATTTCGTTCTTCCAAACCGGGATAGAGTTGGCGGCGGAGATTTCCGCAACCAGCTTCGCATTGTTTTTCACGGTCGGGGTGGTGATGTAACCAAGGCGCCCCTGCACTGCGTTGTTGAGCGCGACATTCGTCTCGAACTGCACCGCGTTCGCGTAGGTCATGGACTGCGCGGCAGAGAGTGTAACTGCGGTCGAGAGTGAGCCGGTATTCAGGATGCCCTGGGGCTCGCCGCTGTTGCCGCTGCCGTTGATCGCCGCAAGGTCGCGGGCGATTGCAATGATGGTCATGAGGTCTTGGCGCACGAAGTTCTCAACGTCGATGCTGGCCTGCGCGAGGAGCTGTTGAGTGTAGGCGGTGGCCGCGCCGAGCTTGTGCGGCGTAAGGTTGAGTTGGCCGACCGTCTGGTTTGTGGCCGTGATGGTGGAATCTTCCGCCAGCCAGCTTGCGGTGGCGCCGCCCGTTTGGCGCGGGATGGATACATTGCCGCGAAGACCAGACAGCGTGCGCGCGCCCATACGGGCAACAGCCATCTGGTTGCGCAAAAGCTCAATCATCGAGCCGCCGAGAAGGTCGGTGCCCACCAGTGCTCCAGCGGCGCCATAGACGTTGGTAAAGAGCGCCCGGACGTTTTCGGGCATCGTGCGAAGTTGTTCGCCGGTGATGCCGCGCGGGAAGGCCGCGCCGCGCATCACGTCTTGCGGAAGGAAGAACTCCAGGCCAGATGCTTCGCGGCCAATCAGCTTCGCGTGCGCCTCACTGGCCTCCTTCTCCAGGCCGTCAAGCGGCTGCTTGCGCGCAAGCATGCCGATGGCACGCACGAGCGAATAGGACCGCTTATCCTTATCCGACATACCCAAATTCTGAACGGTCGTTTCGACCGCCTTCACCTCGTCAAAGTGGCCATCCATCACGGCATTGCGGAACTCCTGTTCCGTTTTGCCCTCGCGGATCATTTTCTCCGCGAGTTCGCCGGTTTCGATTTTCCGACCCCCGAGGCCCTTTTCGCGAAAGTGTTTTGCGAGTTCGGCAATAGCGGTGCTGCGGGCCCGCTCCTTGGCGACGATGGCGGATTCCTGTTCAGCGGTCACGGTAATGGCTTCGCTCATATTTCGGGTATGCGGCTTTTCTTCGGTCTCGTCAATCTCTTTTTGCAAGTCAGTGGCAATAACGTCGAAAGGCACGCTGCGGAGCTGCTCCAAATTTCGGCCCACGCCGACAGTCGGATCGGCGGGAATCGTCACCAGTGAAGCCTCGTGTGGCGCCCACTTGAAGCGCAGGATCGGAATCCCGTCGCGTTCGCCAATCTTCTTGCCCTCGCCGGTAATTCGGTAGCCCACTGACGTATCCGGAAGAGCGCCGCTCATGGCGTCCTTCTTTTTAGTCTGCGCAAATTCGCTCTCGCTCCAAATCAGGCCGGAGACCGTGCAGCGCTTGCCATCGTTCTCATGCTTCGTGGCGCGGCCAAGGTGTTGGTCGCGGTCATGGTTGAACAAGATCGGAAGACCGCCCTTTAGGCGCGTGTCGTCCATGCCGCCCGGCGAATGATCAAGGACTTCATAGTATTCCTTGTCGTTCCAATAGTCGTAGCGCTTGTACGGCTCGTCGCTCGAAATGGACATGCAGAAATTCCCGTCGCCCATTGATTCGATTGTCGCGGCGCGGCGGAGTTCTTTTGGGACTTTGATATTAATCGTTTTCATCGTGTCGTCAGTTGTTGCGGGTCGCGGTTCTCGATGCGGATGGGCTCTGGCTGTGGAGGGCGCGGCTTGCGTTTCTTTTTCATACGTGCAGCCGGTTTCCGTTTAGATGCTTGCCGTTTTTCGGCTTTGGTTCGGTATCGTTTTCCTCCTGATCGCCATCATCTTTCGGATCGGGCTCAACGCCTTCCGGGTTCGGAAGCTCGATGCCGAGTTCCTCTGCCAGCATTTGTTCCTCTGCGATCTCGGTCCACGATTCCTCCAGGTCGCGCCCGTTGTCATCATACCACTGCGAGTAGGACATGAGCTTATTCTGAAGCGCCAGCACGGCGGCTTGCGTCTCCTTGATGGGGTCCACGCCAGCCCAACGGCGCCCGCTGAAATGCGGCTTGTTGAACTTGTCGAATTTGGCGAGCGGCAGCGGAATTGCGCCCGTAGCTAGCGCCATTTCCAGCCACGCCTCAAAGATCGGGATTTCCGCAACGTCGATATCGAAGCGCTGAAGCAGCTTCCACATTTCATTCGTGTCGAGACGCCCAAGACGACCGGCACTAAAGTTGATATTCTCCAGATCGTTCGCGATGACATTGTAGTCGGCACCCGGAAGGCCAGCGCACCATGAGCGCAGCATGCCGCGGCGGAATTGATCGAAGTTCTGCGTCGGATGGTTGGGATTCCACTCCTTGAACTTCACGCCGAACGGAAGGCCCTGAATGCCGCCCGGGACCTGGTCCCATTGCGCAGGCTTGACGCACGGGTTCGGGGCATACTGGATGCCGCCATCCGGAAGCACGTCGGATTCAAGGAATCCGAGTTTGCACGCCGCCACGCGGGCTGCGATGACCTCCGCTTCCTCAAATTTGTTGAGCTGGCGCGATTTCGGGATGACGGAAGCCGACCATGGAGCCCCGCGCGTCTGATCTCCGTATTCGGCGCGCACGTAATGGATAATGTCGCGGGCCGGAATGACTTCGTGCTCAACACCAAAGCCACCAGCCAGTCCTGGCGTAGACATCTGCCAATCCCAAGCGCTGGCCTTGATGAAATGGAAGGCGATGCGCTCGCCCCACTGGTTGATCTCCACGCCCATTCGGATCGAATTTCCGTTGGGCAGTCGGGACACGTTCAGATTGAAGTCGCAGAACTCGGAATTGATGAGCTGAAGGCTAAAGCCGAAGCGATTCCCGGCCTGCGGCCCGCGAATCATCCGCAGGAAGAAATCGCCATCACGCGCGCACGACAGCAGGCGGATTTGCCGCACCTGATTGTAGGTCAGGTTGCGCGCCATGGTGCAGTTCTTCGCCCGCTGCCACTCCTTGTAGGCGTTCTCGATGAGAGTGCAGGCGTAGAGATCGATATCGCCGGTCTTCACCGTGGCGGTGGCGCGCAGGAATGCCGACCCGGGCAGTTCCACGCCCTTGCGGATGATGAAATCGCGGATATGCTTCTTGCGGTCGTTAGCGACATCCAGATACGCCTTTTCATCGGGCGCATAGACGGTGCGATCCGACGTTTCCTTGACCTTCATCCGGAGCCGCAGCCCATCCTCTCCAAATACGTTTGCGAAAAGCTCTTCCTTGTACTTCCGGAAGTAGCAATCAGTCTTGAACAGGTCGCGTGAGCGGTCCCGCAGAGCGACGATGTTGTTGCGGATGTCTCCGTCTTCCGACAGGAAGGCAAATGCCCAGTCGGCATACGCGCCACCCATGCCGGAGACCTCGCGATAACTGCGCTCTTTACGGCCAAACACCGCGTTGAATACTCGCTTGAAATAGGCTTTCATCGGCACCCCCCGAACTGGCCAAAGCTCAGCCCAGCCACTTCGGCCCCAAATCGCGGGGCGTAATCTTGGCTGGGGTTCTCGCCACGACGTGCAGCAGCCTCGCGGCGCTCTCGAATGACGCGCGCTTCCCAATAAGTGAGCTGACGCTGATACTCCGCGATGCTGGCGCGCGTGAAGCTCTGGCCATTTAGGCTGACGCTGGTGCGCGTGGTGGTGTTAAGGGCCGCGATGGCGGTTTGCAGTAGCGTCACTTGCGCTTTGGCGAAGCTGGGAGTCGCGGCAACAGCGAGATTCTGTGTGATCGTGATGGTGCCGGTCTGCGCCGTGGTGCGCTCGCTACTGGCGGTGACGTAAATCGCGTAGGAGTAGTCTCCAATGGAGAGCGCAGCGGTCGCGGCGGCGGAGAGCGTAAATACGAAATCATTGCCACTACTGGTGGCGGTAATGATCGTCGGCGTGGCGCCATTCAGCGACAGGCAGAGCATGGCCGTCCAGGTCGTGGGCAGATAGCCGGAAAGCGGCATCTGGATAACGACCGTGTTCCCGGCCTCGATGGAGCACGGGATAGACGTAAGCGCTGTGACGGCCATGCGCTCGTCTTACTATTGCAAGTAAGTTGCGTCAAGCTCAGATACGCCACGCGGACACGCCGACGAACGAAGGGCGCTGAACTTGCGGCGCTTCTGGCACTTCCTTTTCCTCTTTTGGCTTCACGGACTCGCCGAATGCGGCCTCGATGGCGTCATAGTTCGGCCTGCGGAGTCGCAGCGCGGCGAAGGCATACACGCGGCAATCCAGAACTTCGTTGCGCACGTGATCCTCATTCTTGAACCGGCGCGTTTCCTGCCCGCGTTCAAAGCCGACAGTCATCTTCTCCGCCACGAGCTGCTTAAACTGCCCCTCAGTCCAATTCTTGCCGTGATGGAAGTAGCCGGGCCCAGGCTCCGGCAGCTTCAGCCGGGCGTAAAGAATGTCCTTGGCCTCATCGGTGCCGACCCAATGCCCCTTGAGTTGCTTGGCCAGAATCTTGTAACGGTAGTCAATGACGGGGTGCGGGTACTGCGAGGCGCCACGGCACGCTCGGAAACGGCCCAGCAGCGGGCTTTGTTTCTGGTGTAGACGTCCGATGAAGCGCAGGAGACGCTCTGCGGAGTGGCCAGCGTCACAAAGCGCGAATCCCATCGCTAGTTTGGTGCCGTCCGCGCGGTCATACTCGCGCAAAAGCTCATGCTCTAGCGCGTCCCACGTCGAATCCTCCTTGGTGCTGCCGGGAATGACGACGTGCTCCACGCCCCACGCCTCCTCCTCGCGTCCCCAGGCCAATTTCGACACTTCCAGGCGATCCTCCTGCATGTCCACGCCAGCCGTCATGTAAAGCGCGTCGTTTGGCAGGATGATTCGCTTCTCGTCGGCGTAATCCTCGCGCTTGGTTAGGAGATGCATCCAATCGGGCGGGATTTCGGCCTTTTCATCAGGGATGAAACACTCCGCATCCACGGTGTTGACCAGTACGCGCTTGGATCGTGACGGATTATCCGAGTTTTCAGCGTCAATCACTTGTTGGGCAAGCAACTGAAGGAAGCCGCCCGGATATTTCACCAGATCGATGGGGTGCGGCCACAAAAGCGCGTTCGCGTGAAAGCCGCGACGGCCCCGAAATTCGCGTTGCGGCTTCCAGTTGTCGAATCCCTGCCGGTGCGCCATCTCGTAGCGCTGCGCATCGGTCAACATGGCGGTGCAGCGCGGGCATTCGAGGAGCGCGCCAGCGGGTTTATCCTTGTCGAAACGCAGTTGTGAGCGGTGCATCACGAAAGGCTCACCACCGCACACGACGCACGTTGAAAACCATTGGTTGTAATCGCTCTCTTGGAGCTTGGCATCGATGCGGGAATGCCCCTTGAGCGAGGGATACGAGGCATAGACGCGGATCGTGTCCGGGTACTCGTCGCCGCGCTTGCTGAAGATAGCCAACTGGTCGCCTTCGTCGGTCTCGGTGGTGTCGATGGCGTCGATTTCGTCACCGTAGAGGAGCGAACCCTTGGCGCGGCGCATATCGCCCGGAGCGTTGGCGCCGAAGATATCAATCAGGCCGCCCGCGAAAGCCTTGTGCAGGATGGTGTTCTTGCCGTCCCGCTTCGCGTTCTTGCTGCCAAGATGTGAGAGGCAATCCGTGGTATCGAATAGCTCACCCACTAGCACATCCTTGGACCACTTTTCCGCCTGGGAGTTGGTCGGCCACAGAGAGAGCATGCGGCGTGGCGCCTGATCGACGAGATAGCCGATCAGCAACAGGACCGCCGTTGACTTGAGCCCGCGAGAATACATCATCAGCACGGTCTCGATGGTCTGACGTTCGAAGAATGAGAGGAAGATGCGGCGAATGTAGGGCGCGTACGACCACTTGAAGCGCCCGCCGTTCGGCAGTCGGTAAACGGATTCCGGCCACTCCTCAGGCGGCATTTTACTCCACGTTGCGAAGTTCGCCGTCAGGCTGCGGCTAACGGTGCGGATATAGGATTCCAGCGAAAGGGCGTCAGTCACGGCTGCTCATACCTCCGTCAGTTGTTTTAGCTTCGGCCCGATGTCACGAAATTGCGCCAGGATGTCGTTCACGAGCTGCTCATCCAGCGGCTTGCCGGTGTGCGACTTCAGGATCGCGCAGGCGTTTCCAAACACCTCGTCATTTATGGCGTTCATGTCCTCAATCGGGATGCGCTCCCGGCGCAAGACCTCCATATCCAGCTTCACCTTTTCCTTTTTGGCGATATTCAGATCGCGGCTGGCCTCGGCTGCCGTTGGAAGGCGCTCGCCCTGCTCTTCTTCGTTGGGGCTGACGCCGTAAAGGATCGGCAGCACAACCTGTGTATCGAACAGCTTGGCGTTTTTCTCGCCGTCCTCAAACGGAGTCAGCCGCAGCTTTTTCGAGATAGTCTCGCGCTTTTTTCCCGTGAGCAGCGCAAGCTGGTTGACTGACATTTGCATTGGTTATTGGAAATTTCTCGGGGCGCCGCGCCGACTACGGACGTTTTTCGTGGTGGCTTAGGCTGGTTGAAGCTCGTACCGCACCCCGTCAACATCACCAGCGAATCCGGGCCAGATGGTGTACAGCACAGCTTCGCCGCGGTCGATTTGCCGCTGCGTAACCTCCAGGCCTCCGGTGTTGGGGTTGTCGTTGATGCCTAGGCGCCGGGCAAGTTCGGGTGACGCCTCACCGAGCTTGAAGAAAGGCCCTTGGTCGCCCACGATGCAGGGGACGGACTTGTTGTTGTATTTGCAGAACGCACTACAGCCCATGACGATTCCAGGGACAGCCCGAATGATCTCCGGAGGGACCACAATAAAAGGAACGACCTCCGCATTCAGAGCCTTCCCGTCGTGATGCAGGGTGGTGTCTGGTTGGAAGAACCGATCATGATGCGGGTTGCCGCCGCTGCCGTCGCAATCGATGTCCATGTCGCCGAACCACGACACGCTCCCGTCGTCGTGCAGGATTACGTCTGAAGTATAGCCTTCGCCTTTGGAGCGGATAGTGAGGAGGATTTTGTTCATTTATTTACTTCCTTCTTAAGGTCCTTGATTTGTTCCTGGGTCTCGTCGTGGCGGGCTTGGCTGCGCCACGCGTTGATGATGCTGATAACTGCCGTGGCGACGGCTCCCACGATGGCGATGATGTCTCCGGCGCTCATCAGAGACCCCCCACGGCACCAGCCGCCGCACCTAAGGCTGTAATGGCGCTGGTTCCGCCGTTCAATGCCGCGCGGGTTGGGGTGCTGTGATCGATGCGCTCCGCCTCAAGGGTGCCGGGCGCCACCTTCACGTTGCTCATGTTGGCGTAGCTTTCGAAGGTCTTCTGGCCGGTCTTAGGGTCGTAGAGGCGTGTGGCGCAACCGGATGCCAGCAGGGCGCAGCAGGCGGCGATGGCTCGGAGGTGGATCATAGGTCAAGCCTTTCATCGTGACCGGAAGCAGCACGGGCGTTCATCGCTCAGTTTAATACGCCTCCTTCCATTGCGCGTCCAGAGGAATCGGTCATGTTTCGGAGTGGTTTGGCAGCAGGAAAGCAAACGCCCCGACACCGGGAAGGCATCGGGGCGAGAGCGGTTCTTTGGCGAAGATTGGAAATCGACGGTGTGCTGCTGTTGCACCACAGGCCGGTTTATCGGCCCGTCCAGAATTGCACTGGAATCTCCGTTGGCTCCGGCGTGCTGCTGTTACACTACACCCCATCTTGGATCGAAATGGTCGGGGCGCCAGGAATTGCACCTGAACTGACGGAAAACGTTTAAATTGGTCGCGCGCGCCGGAATTGAACCGACAACCTCTTGCTCCCAGGGCAAGCGCTCTGCGCAAGTTGAGCTAGCGCGCGATATGCAGGCGGGTTCGCTGGCTCCCTCGTGCCCGGTTAACGGGCACCCCGGTGCGGCCCCGGGCACTCCTGCTGCGATACGCACCCTACCGCCATCGGCGTAGTCAGTCAACATTCATGTTTCGGATCAGATAGCCATCCGATTTCCCTTGCATGCCTAATTGCCGGTGCTATAAGGGCCGTAGTTCGCGGTCTCATGCGACTAACAGATTTACCCGGCGCGAGCCGGACAGAAGCCCGTTAGGTGTTTGAGACCACCAAAGCGGGCTTCCTCGTTTTGAGGGTGTTCTTTGAGAAGTGCGGCGGCGTGGAATTTGACACGCAGCTTTAACGATGAGTCGGACATTCGACCTAAGGTCTATGGTTAAGCGGCTGTGAGACTCGCAGCCTTGCCGATTCGGCCCGCACTTCTCAGAGAACTCCGCGAGGATGTTCTTTCCAAGCTTCGTCGCATCGTGCGTGTAGACACGCTGGCCACCGGCCATCACCCGATGCACGAGCACGCAATCCGTGTCTGCGACCGAATACGGGGCCGAGATCGTATCAACAGGAGCCTAGACGCGCAGATGAACAGGTGCCGGTAAAGACCCAAGGGAGCATACCCCGAGGGAGCAAAGAGCCGAACAGGGCTGGCACACGGAAGTTGACCGGGGGCATCCCGCTTCGAGAACCTGAACGCACAAAGTCCGCCAGATAGCGCGGCGCATCAGGAAACAAGGCGGTGAAACAAGCGGTCAGCACGGCAGGGGCGTCACACCTGCTATGAGCGGCTTCCAACTCGCAAGAGTCCAGAAGCCGACTGAGGATGAAGGTTAAAGACCTTCACTCGGGAAGTATTCGCAGCTTCCGGCTGTACGCATACTTCTCAGTAATGGGTGTGGAGGGATTTGTTACGCCCAGAGTAGACCAAGATCGCTCCTTCGATAGCCCGCAGCCGCCCATGGACCTCGTACACCACCCATCGCTGCCTCTCGGCCAAAGGGTGCTGCGCACCTCGCTTCGCTCGCCCTTCGGGCCTTCGACCTCGCGTCAGCCTTAATCTCGTGTACAGAGGACGCTGCGCTGTGCTTTCCACACGAGGGTCAGGAAGCAACAATCTGCTGCTGACCTCGTACGCGTTAACTCGTAGCTAGGGGCAATCGGCAATGCGGAAC